GTTGACTACAAGGGTAATGAGCTTCGTGTCGGTTCTGGTTTTGACGATGCTACGAGAGCTGCTGTGTGGGCAAATCCTGATAATTACATCGGCAAGATTGTGGAGTGCAAATACAAAGAGGTCACGATGGACAAAAAGACCGGTCTTGAGTCTCTGCAATTTCCGACCTTTGTGCGATTCCGCGATGATAAGTCAGAAGTAAGCTACGGTTGAGGAGGAATTATGGATTATGGAAAACTCGAAGAGTATCGACAGGCTTGTAGAGACCTTAAATACGCTGAGAATTATTTCAACGTCTGTGAATCTAGGTTTATCGTTCACGCTATTCTTAATCTCTGTTATGCGGAAAATCGAGTCAACGAGATCTTAAAGGAGATGCGCCGTGAAAACTTGGACACGTCGATATCTAAAACTTAATTATCAAGATGAAAATCTATGTTGGCAGCTTCGCTACGGCAATCGTTTTGAAATCGTGGCAGAGTTAGACGAAATCTATTTCTTATGGGCACACGGTACAATGGTCGCGTTCCCAAAATATTGGAAATATGATTACGACATTGAAATTGAAACAGTAAATACTGAATAAGGAGGGAGGTGAGGTCCCATGCGAGGGATCAATCAAAGAGAACTTGGCCGCAAAGAACGCGCCACAGCAGAATGCGAGCGTCAGATTCGGCGCTACGGATATGAATGTGGTGATGTT